TATTGCCACCAGCGGATACCGTCCATAGATGGGAAATATTCAAAATCTGCGTTTCCATCGTTTAAGCCATAACCAGCAATCCAAAGGCTGTTTGGGAATTGCTCAAGAATTTGCTGATAGTCAATATTATTGAGCGTGAAAGGTTTGTAACTATAATAAATAGGTTTATATCCAGCGTCAGCAAGAATCTGCATAAAACGTAAACAAGCATTAGTATTGGCTTCTTTGTCTCCGCTTGCGTGGTCTTCATAGTCAAGAACCAAGTAAGTGACTTTAGTAGGTACATTGTCAAGGAAATATCTTGCTTCTCTTTCTGCCTCTTCTACGTCTCCACCGAACCAAGCAAAATGATAGAATCCAACTGGTGTAGACTGCTCAATTTGAGCGCTCAAACATGGATTGATGTAGCTTGTACTTTCTGAAATTTTGATGATGGTGTTAGTTGTTCCCATCGTCTCCAAAAGCCCTGAAATATCGTACCCGTTATGACTAGATACATCTATAAATAAATCATTTTTCTTCATTTTCTTTTGCTCCTTTAAAATCTTCTAGCAATTCTTTTCCAGAATCTAGTTGCGCTGTATATTTCTGTAATTCAGCTTGTACCCTTGCTGTCATAAATTTCGGGATAAATACACCCATTACAGCTAGATTTTCCATGATTGATAGGGCATAGTATAGATTGATAATAATAAGTAGAATCTGACCTACTGCCATTGCGTGAATGTAGGTTAAGAAAACGGCTACAAAGTAGTAAAAAATAAATGTAAGGGTATGTTTGATAACACCTTTTAGCCCTGTCCAGCTATCGGTAACTTTCCACTTCCAAGCCTTGAGAAAGCCCGTGATAAAGTCAAATAGAATCAAGATAAATAGAAAAGTGATGTAGTCACCTTTTGCAACGTCTAACATAATATTATATAACATGATTGATAACCTCTAAAAATTTGTTTTTTGTTTCTAAATCCTCATATATGAGCATATTTTTTAGATAAAGACTTCTTAATGTCTTACCTAGAGCGCTTGCTTTGTTCAAGTAAACAAACCCGTCTTCTACCTGTTCCACTTCCAGACAATAGGCTGTTAGGTTCTTATCGTAACCTTTGGCAATATATACCATGTTGTCAATGTAGTACCCTGTTAAGAAAGTACCGTCACAATAGAAGCTATATAACCTAGATTTTAAGCCCTTAATTTTAGCTATGTTCTTGTCATTCTTTATCTGAAATTCATTGTTAGCAACGCTTTCATAAATGCTTGACTTGCTTAAGAGCTTAAAGAATCCGCTTTCTTTTTCTTCCTCAGTCTGAAAAGCTGAGTGTGGAGGGAATTCTATCAGCGTTGCATATTGTTTCATGTTGTAGAAGCGCTTTCCGCTATCGTCATAAAATTTCAGAAAGGCAAAATAGGGATTGTTGAAATTACTTGCATTTGATAGTAGGTAGGCATGGCAACCGTCACGCCTACGAAAAACAGAGAATATAAAGTTTAGGAGGGCTTCTACCTCGTTATCAAGATACCTCTTTTTACTAGTAACATCTATCAGCACCTCATCATAGAGAATACTCATGACCTCATCATACTCTGACCCTTTCAAGTCTACCCATGTTGATAGACTTTTAAGGTAACAGACTATTTTTCCGTTTAGGATAATTTTAGTAGAAGACAAGACAAGAATATTTTCTTCATCTTCCATGTTGTCAGCTCTGAAAATAATTTTAGTGTGAATCTTGCTGGCGTCACTGTCAATCACTTCAAAATTAGTAAAAACCTGTTTCAGCAATTCTGTAGTAAAAAACTTGTCCTTGTCTATTCTGTCTAGCTCTGACTTATTGCGTCTTAAATAGATAAATTGTTCCCCCTTATCTATAAAGCGCTTGAGTAGGTACTTTTTGAGTGCAAAAGTTTTCCCAATCCCACGCCCACCTATAACAAAGTTCAGATACTGGTTATAGCTTAACATTTTCTGTGGATTGTACCATTTTTCTTGTTCGATAGAAAATCACTCCTTTCTATTTCATTATATCATACTTTTAAAAATTCGGATTGTTTTTCTTGATGTCAAACAAAATATTATCATCTTTATTCGCTGAATAGTTCCAGATTCTAACACCAGACTGAAAAATAGCCATGATTGCGTTCATGTGTGATTGATTGGCTCTTAGGTTTCCAAGGTTAACATTTATCATCTTGATGTAGTTAAACCGCTTTCTAGCTTTCATAACGCTTAAGGCATTATTAGAAAAGATATTGACAAGCACCCCATAGCATTTGATGTACTCGTTTGCTCGTCCTAAAATTTCTTTTTGAGCTATTGATACTTTCCAATAGACGTCTGTCAATAAGTGCCCACTTTGGAAAGATAAGTCATTCCCAATTTGTTGGACGCTGATAGGCTGATTCTGTAAGTCTGCCATGCTTGCGTTGTAGGCTCTGATTGACTGGTCTAGGGCGATTTTTGCTTTCATGTTGTTGAGTGCATTAGATTGAGATTTCAAAGCGTTGTTTGTATCCGTAAACCCTTGCTCAACCAGTTTATTATTGTATTCACGGTTAGCATTGAAAACTTTCATACCTCCAGACGCTAGCCCACTGATAGCGCCCCCAAGGTTTCCGCTTAGCAAGTTCCCAGCCACGTTTAGAACTCCACTAGCTCCCTCAGTCCATTGATTGATGTTAGCAGAATCCACGGCAAATTGAGCGTTATAGCTAGCCTGTGAGTTAGCGGTTGCTACCTGTTTATTTGACAAGTCCACGCTTTGTTTAAGCATTTCCCGATTCTCTTTAAAGGTCAGTTGAGTATGCTCCATTTGGTTTTTATGGGTTTGAATGTAACTAGCTTCAGCGTCATTTAAAATAGCGATGTTTTTCCCTGTCACGTCATTAAGCCCATACTTAAAATGTTCAGGGTTGTATTCTGTCCATGTTTTCGTATCAATATTTTCTAAAATATTCTTATCTGCATAGCTTAGGTTGTTAGCGTTGTTATACTCTAAAAAGTTAATGTGTACTTGGTTATTATCTCCAAGGCTACCATTCACAATGACTTTATACTTGTGACCCGTGTCAAGGGTTCTAGGTAGGTATTGCGGTTGATAAACGTAGCTGTTCCCGTAAATATCGTACAATTCAACTTCAGTAAATTCACTATTTAACAACTGTACTTCTATTTCTAGGTCACTTTTTCCAGTGTAAGCTCGTAAGCTGTCTTGTATCTGGTTGTAGGCAATTTCTAACAAGTTAGGGATTTCATAAACGTTGGGGCGATAGTCAAAGAATCCGTTAACTTCTATTAGAAGGGCTTCCACGTCAAAGGCTGTTTTGGTGTAGTCTCCGTTCCCTAGTTGTCTATCTCCAGTGTTCCCCGTGATTTCTCCGATGTCTCCACCAGCTACTACTTCAGGAGGGTAGATAATGCTTTCAATGTTATCCACCGTGTCAATACCTGTTCTTTCAGTGGTGTAACCGCTCCAAGCGTAGTTTTGCTCAATAACATCATAGCTTGAACCGTTAACAGCTGAAATAACGGCTGTATGCCCCCATATATTGCTACTAGTTGGTTTATAGTTTACGATACATCCAACCCTTAAATCAGAGAAAGAAGGGTCAAAACGTACCTTCCAGCCTACGGCGTCCCAGTTATAATCACCCCCGATGTTGCTGGCACTCATTCCTCTTTGTGTATCGCTTCCACTGGCTTGGCGCCCGTTTCCGTCAGGGTTCGGGGTGTTAATACCTCCCCCGATGTTACACCCACCCAAAAGCTGAGAATATAAAGCGACTAGCCCGTAGCACTGCCCAGAGCCTATGCTAGTCCCTACCCTTGATTTAATTTCATTAAGGGCTTTTAGTGTTTGTGTTGCTTCAGTCATAATTTATACCTTTCCTAACTCATCTTGAACCGTTGAGAGCCATGCATTCGCTTGCTCAATTCGTTCAGCTTCCTTGTATTCTACACCTTCCCAGTTGTTCATAAAATCGCTTGCATTTGCGCTTGCGCTTGCTGAGGAACTCGCTACACGTCTAAAAGTGTCAGCTCTACTTTCTTCATTCATAAAGTTAAATTGTAGGTTAAAGTCCCAAACAGACTGTCCTTTCTCTTTTGCGTAGGCGATAAGGGCTTCACATCTTGGGCCTGTCCATTGTCCAATTCCCATACCTATCCAGTGCTGACCGTCTGACCCTCTATAACCAGCTTCATTTAGTGATATAGTGTACAATCCAGCAAAAGCACCCCAGCTTCCTACAAGATTCTCAGCTGTTGGAAGGGTTGCCATTTTGTCATACTCGTAACCTGTTGCATAGTCAGCCTCATATTTCTTAGCTGTGACGTTGCTTTCTGCTGAAAAGTTCCCGATGATTCCAGCAATACCCGTTGCTGTTGCGTCTGGTACTAGCTTCTTAATAATTCGGGTTACTAGTCTAACTCTACTTTCTTCGGTTGAGATGTCCCCAGTCTCGGACGTGCTAGAGCTTCCACCGCTTGAGCTTCCCGATGGTCTATAATTACGCTGATTTTTGCGTCCAATCTCTGCCACTTCTCCGTTGATATGTGACAAGATTTCTATATAGGTCTTATCCCCTATCGTTGTCTCTTTGTATTTTACCCCGATGTCACGGCTTAGATACATATTGACAATCTGGTTTACTGTACTTGCACCCGTGCTACTACTTTGAGTTAAGCCAAACAAATGTTTGTAAAGGTTTTCAAGCGCAAAACTATCATATTTTTTACCTCGAAGGATAAAAGGCTTAGACGCTCCACTTCTTAAACTTACAGGGATAAAAAAGTATTTAAAGGTTTTTTGCATACCTGAAAAAGTCATATTGACGGGTCTATTGGCTTTGGTTGTCATTTTGATAGTAGGCTTAGCAACGACTACAAGCCACTCTGTATCTATTCCAACCTCTCCAGCTCTCGTTGCGTACTTAGTACCCACTGAAAAACCTTGCTGACTATCTCTTAGCGCCCATAACTCATTAGGCATGGTCTGCTGTTCTACTTGCCCGATTACATTTAGCGCCTTTAGTTCGTGCTGGTAGGTGTTCCACACGTCCACCTCGTAGATAATACGGGTAGCGTCTTCATTAACGTATAGTACATCAAAGACAAAAGCGTAGTAAGTCCGCCCGTTGTTAATAAAGCGCATATAGGTTACATTTTCATATTTTTCTACCCGTCCAGATACTACAATAGAGCCGTTTCTTTGGGTATATTGAAATTTGTCATACTCGTACACAATCTCTATATGAGGGTTCTTTTTAGTAAAAAAATCCTCCATGGCGTCCCTTGTTTCAAAGTTGATAACATTTGCATAGTCATTTTTAAAAGGACTTTTTGCATATAACCAGATTTTAGTTGATTCCTTCATCTCTTACTCCTTTAAAAATAGGAGGGCTAAAACCCTCCCTTACTGCTGACCTATCTGACCTTGCCCCAGCCATTGACCCGACTTTCTGATTCTGTGAGGGGCGCTGACTGATTTCCCGACTGCGTTTGTAGGTTGACCGCTCACATCTTTCCAGCCGTCTTTGCGCTGTTTAAAGAAACCGCTTTGACGGTTCAAGGTCTTAAAGACTCCAGCTTTACGGATAGCCCACGGTTTAATAGCTTTTTTAAAATTATTATATAGGAAGACTCCCACAAAAAAGTTATTATCGGGGAACTCTCCGTTTGGATAGCTCACGGCTACATTTAAAGCACTAGCACTAGAGCGCTCCTCGGGTGCTACGGTAACAGTAAATTCTTGAACCGCTTCATCGTTCTTGATAACTTCATCGGTTGTATAACCGCTAAAGCTCCAAACTGTCCGACCGTTTACCTTAATATCGTAGTTAACACGATAACCAGCATTTGAGCTTACCCGTTTACTCCACCAGAAAAGAGCCTTTACTCTGATTTTTGCTGTGATAGAGTTATCGGGGTTCGTTCGTTCTTCCAGCATTTCCACGGATTGACCCCAAAAGCGCATAGAAGCCCAGACTGATGGGTCATTATGCCCATATTGTATATAGGTTGTGTTCCCGTTTGTCATGTAGCCATAGTCTGTATCAGCATTTGAAAAATGCCAAGCATTAGCATAGGCTTCCGTCCAAGCTGGCACTCCAGTTCCAAAATTTTCTATTTTAGTGTTGGTACTGGTTGAAAATTTTAATTCTAAAGCCATCAAATACCTCCTGAAAGGTCATTTTCTGTACTTCCATTGTTTGTTCTGATAAAGCTGTTGCCGTCTGGTGTACCGCCAAAGATATTGATATTACCTGTAGCAATGTTTCTACCTTCTTTAAAGTTCCCTTTAAGTCCTCCAGCCCATGCACCTGATTTTTCAAGATTTGAAATCAGTTTTGTTAACGTATCTTTTAAATCGTTGTTTTTGGTTGCTTGGTCTTGGATTTGTCTTTGTAGGTCTTCTTTATCTCGTTGTCTGGCTTCTTTTTCTTGCTCTAGCTTTTCTTTTAAGTTGTTGATTTCACGGATTCGCTCTTGTTTTTCCGCTTCAAGTTTTTCATTGATTCGGGTTTCAAGAGCTTGTAAATCTCGCTCAACTTTTTCCTTCAAGTTTCTGATTTGTTCATCAATATATGGCTTGATAACTCGTTCATAATACTTGTCAGCCTTACCAGTGAACCATCTATCAGCTTCAGCGCTTTCCATGTAGCGTTTAATCAAAAGCGGTACAAGGTTTTCAAGTAGCTCTGTAAGAGCGTTCTTAAAATCTTCAAACTCACTTTCTAAAGCTACAAAATCATCAAGCAACTGTTTAAAGGCACGCTGTAACCACGCTAAAAGCTCGTAAATTGAGTTAGCATTATCAAAGCTGGTAGGGATTGAGGGGATAAGCCCCCAACGCTCCACCCAGTAAGAAGAATAGCGCCCCCGATAATTTCGGAAAAACTCGTCATGAAATTCTTCTGGTGTCATATTTTAACCCTTTCTTATAAGTGGTCATAACCTTCATCAAAAGGCTGTGGTACGTTTCCAGTTGTAGGTAGCAAGGTAGCGTTTACAGAATCATAAGTATCTGATAAGGTGTTAGTCTCCAATGTAGGCAAAAGAGTTGAATTACAATAGTCTACCCCTGAAATATAGACATCAGTAGCATTTTTGAAAAATAGTTCAATCATAAACCCTTCAGCTTTTGGTGTGATTCTAACGATAAGGTTATCTGATAGCTTTTTAGTAGTTTGATTGTTATTCAATGGAATATGAATAAAATAACTATTATACTTATAATCATGCTCTGTTGAAATAATTAATGTACTATATCGTAACTGTTCGCCTTCAATAGCATATCTAGCATTTAGAACTTCTGTACCAGATAAATCATACTGTACACCTGCTATTGTTTTAGGTTTAACCTCTTTTATAATCTCTGCTTTAGTGGTTTCCACTAGCTCCTTAACCTTGCTGTCATTAAGTGTTAGCGTATCGCCTGACTTGTCAACTGTTACCAGCTCCCCACCGTTTAAAGTGATAGGGTTAGCGGTTGCACCTGTACCGCTTCCAGCACCACTGCCAAGCTCTTTCTTTAGAGCTTCAGCTTTAGTGTCAATTAACTCTTTTACTTTTGTATCGTTGAGGGTCAACCCTTCAGCCGTTTTGTCAACGGTTACAAGTTCCCCACCTGTCAATGGGAATTGTGTAAGGTCTTGGCTTACTGTTGCCGTTTTGGTTTGGTTTGGCGCTTCCCCTGTGGTTGTGTGAGCGATTCCAAGGTAAGGCACGTTTGACGCTACTTCATTCACTTTGTCCTTGTCAGCGTTCAAAATAAGGCTTGTATCTCCCTTGTTATCCTGTTTTAAATCAGCAAGTTCTTGCTTGCCTTCAATCGTTAGGCTCTCAACTCCTTGATGTCGTTGAAATTTAATAAGTGAGTGAATCCCTTGAACTTTTTTAGTTGTTTTTGCCATTTGTTTTCTCCTTGTTGGTTGTATTTTCAATTTTGATTGAGTTTGGATAGAGTTCTTTCAAGGCTTCCAAGTATTCCAGATAACGCAAAAGTAAAATATCTTTACGTCCTAACTTTTTCTTGTTAGCAATTAAAAGTGTGTAGCCGTTATGCTTTTTGTATTTCTCTAACTGGTCTTTAAATGTTAAATAGATACAATCACAAACGGTTGAAACACGGGCGCAAGACTGGTCTGTATCGTCTCCATGCCCCATGACTTCAATGTTTAGTGTATCGGGTGTTTCCGATAGGTTAATAATTATCATAAGTGTTCATGTCCTCTTTCTGCTGTCATGATGGTTCTCTGTACTCCTTTTCTATCGTTTGTAACATTGATGTCAAAGGTTGCCCAATCGTCCAGAAATTGCTGACCGTGAATAGTAACCCGTCCATCTTTAAAGCCTGATAGCGCCATCTGATAGTTAGGGGTTATAATAACCCCGTTGTCCCAATGGGTCAACTCGTTCACTAGTGGAATCCGTGAAAAATAATTGTTATCATCTATCACTCTGCCAAAGCCTTTGAGCTTGCTCTTACTGTTGAGCTTTTCAAAGCTATAATAAGCGCCTACAATCTTAAAACGGATATATAGAAGGGCTTTAGTAGATAGTAAAGGCTTGTAGCTCTTTCTTATCGTCCAGAATGTTTCATCTTCAATACTTTCAAAATGATAGCTGATAGGCTTTAGCTTTAGCCACAACTTGGACAAGTCGCCTAGTCGCTTACTTGCTGACTTAATAAAGTATAAGCCATCTTCAGCGTAGGCAAAATCCTGAAAGCTGAAAAGCGTGATTTCTTCTAACATACTATCATATTTTAGTATTTTAGCATTTGATAAATCTTTCATCTATACCCCTTTCTAAAAGACTTGTAAAAATAGTTTATCGCAAATGTTGAAAATCTGAAATTGAATGTCTTTCAATTCTGCGTTATTTTGTAAACGCTCAGCAAGGCTTGAACCGCTCCAACCTGAAACATTGCTTTTTGTATCAGCATTGTTTTTCTGGTGATTTTCTACCAAGTTGTCAGCGTATTCAATCACTCCGTAGCGCTCCGTAAATACAATTTCCTTGCGCTCCTGTGGTGTGGTGTTGGCTATCTGCAATGCTTGCCCATCTGCTTTTTGGTTGCCGACTGTATCAATGTTCATGGATTGATTTAACTCTTTGATAGCCTTGTTTCTGATTTCTGACAGATACTTGAATAGATTGAAACACTCATTGTTTAGGACGTCTTCCAATGCCACCTGAAAGCGTGCAAAAGTCTCAAGTCCTATCTCCCTGTTGTAAAAGTGCTTACAAAATTCTTTCTTGAAATTTTCTGAAACACCGTCTACTAAGTGCATATCCTTGAAAAGCTCGTTATAAGTATCATCTATAATGGTATTATAATGTAGAAAATCGCCGTTTTCATCAACTGCCAACCCGTCTAGTTTTCCTGTTACGGGGTTTCTGTATCGGGATTTCAAAAAGGTTGCAATGGTTGCTGTAGTGTTATTCTGGGTCAAAGACTGCACCCCCTTGCTCTGCAATGTCTAGCGCTACTTTGTCAAGGTTAAACTGCTGAATGGTTTCAGCTGGCTTGACGGATATTTCTAGCCCATAACATTTATTGATAAGGTCAACCGCTTTTCTGCGTGACTTCCAGCCGACTTCGATATTGGCTGAGATAACGCCATTATTAGAAATAGCTTCAGATACTACTAGACGCTCTTTTTTATCTGAGGGGTTGTTATTGATACCAATAAAAGTAAGTAGTTGATTCATAACCCGTAACTTTTCATCATGCAACTTGTCCAGTAGAAAAGGTGCGTCCGTCCTGAATACTTGGATGTAGTCCGATAATTGCTTAAAGCTATCCTGTCCGTCTTGGTCTTTCTGCTTGTTCAAATAAACCACTGGCTCAAAATTCGCAATCTTATTAAAGATATTTTTCATAGATAACACGTTATTATTGTCTACAAAGATAAAATAGGGAGTTATCTGAGCGTTTCTATTTAATTGAATAGTCAGCTCAATATCTGCCAATTTCTCGCAAAATAACTCAAGATAGCCAATGTAAGGCTCATAAAAATTATTGTTAGGAATCACAATGCAAGGTTTTTTGATTTTATCGGGGTTGTCCTTGTGTAAGGTTTCAATCACGTTAAAATCATTTTCTGTATAGACTATCTCCATCTGTTTGAAATAATTCATACTAGAAGCGTTAACTGGTTGATAGCTTAAGGGCTGGTCGTAGTGATTCAA